ACCAGCCGGAACATGGTGGCCCGCAGGGTCACGCCCTCGGCCTTCCACGTCTTGAGGGCGATGGCCTTCCTGAGCGCGGCCCTCGCGACCTTGATGTGTGGGGGGAGCTTAGCCATTGGTCACCTCCGGCTTCCGCAGGTAGACGACGGTGGCCTTGGCGAGGGTCGTGCGCTCCTTGGGGGTGAAGGCTCGGCCACCGACGACTCGTGGCTGGCCGGCTCGGGTGATGGTCACGGATCCAGTGCCCACCGAGCGCACCTTGATCTTCTTACCGTTGTGGTCGAAGGCCACTCGGTTCCTCGTCAGCTCCCCCAGATAGACGGCATCCGGGCTCGCGTCGAATCGGACTTCTGTCATGTTGCACATCTCCATTGAAGGTATTGCTACTCGATACGTCATACACCACTAGGGAATTAAAGTTCCATCGCCCTCAATGTCAAGTGTCACGATGTCGCGAGGTTCTCTCTACATATACATTGATGAGGCAGCTCGGGCCGCTCCGGGGGGGCGGTGGCCTTCGGGCCCGAAGGTGGGCCCTGAATCCACTGAAGCCGGGTGAGCCATCCACCGTTCAGGGAGGTGATACATGAGGTTGAAAATTAGGAAGTGGGACCAGTTCCAGCACTACTCGAAGCGGCGGCCGCCGTGGATCAAGCTCCACAGGCAGCTACTCGAAAACCGCCACTGGGCAGAGCTCTCGGCGAACTCAGCTAAGCTCCTCGTAGAGTGCTGGCTTCTTGCTAGCGAAGAGTCGGGAGGCGTCCTTTCCGGCGATGTGGTCACCGATTTAGCGTGGCGGCTTCACCGCACGGCGAACGATTTGGTGCCGGCGCTGCAAGAGCTTGCAGACGCTGGGTTTATCGACGTTGATTACAGCGACAAAGAGGGCGACGCGGGCGAAGCGCTAGCAGAGCGCTACTCTAGAGTAGAGAAGAGAAAAGGAAAAAAGAGCAAACGTGCGGTGCGAAAATACTCGGAGGCATTCGAGGAAGTGTGGAAGATCCACGCGAGAGGTCCGAAGACCAAAGCCGGCGATGCATACAAGAAGGCGGTGAGCAACGGCGTCACCCACGACGTGATCGTGGAGAAGCTGACCGGGTACGTGGCAGCAGAGCTCCGGCCAGACGACAACCCGCCGTTCAAGGGGCAACATCTTTTCCGCTGGCTGAACGACGGCCGGTGGGAGGAGGAGTTCGAGACCAAGAGAGATGGCAGCTACCAGCCGTCGTCAGTCTTCGACTGGTTCCCGCCGAGTTTTGAGGAGGTGGTCAAGTGATCGGCGCGGGTGAGCTAACCGACCTCAACTCGCCGGAGTTTATGAAGGCGTTCGCCGAGGAGCAGCAGCAGGAGACGGTTGCGGTTCCAACGCCATTCGAGGCGCTGAATCGAGCTCTCCGCGATGCTGGTGGAGGCGTCGGGTTAGCCCCGTCGTGGATGTGCATCATCGGGGCGAACCCCGGCCATACGAAATCAGTGCTTGCCCTCAACTTCGCGGCGAAAGCTATCGAGCACGGACAGGCGGTGGGCTTCGCGAACTTGGAGATGTCTAAGACTCAGGTCGCCTCGCGGTTCTACGCTATTCAGTCCGGGTTGCCGGTGGCGGCTATGGAGCGGGGCACGTTCTCGCCTCGCATCTTCGAGACGGTAGAGGCGTCGAGGGAGCTCCCGGCGATATACACGCCGAGGACGGTCAGCACCAACTACACGGACGTTGTGGATTTTGTCGCTGAGTGCCACGGGGAGAGAGGCGTGTCGTTCTTCGTGGTGGATTACGTTCAGCTCTGCGCGATAGCAGGCGCCAGCGGCAGCGACAGCGTCGTCGAGGCGGTGAGCAACGTGACGCTCGATCTCCGTGAGTGGGCGGTGAACAACAACGCGATCATTCTGCTGCTCAGCCAGTTCAACCGGACGACCTCGGCTAATTACAAAGACACGCCCCGAAGCCAGGGCCTCTACGGGTCGATGGTGCTGGAATCGAGCGCAGACGTTTGCCTGTTGGTCGATCACTCGAAGGTGATCCGTTCGCCAGAGGGATCCGGCAGCTTTCGGTCGTATTTGGTCTTGGACAAGAACCGGCATGGACCCTCCCAATTTGCCATACCATTCGAGGTTTCGATGGGCACCTTACGAGCCCGCCAGGGTATGCCAGATGAGATAGATCAATACTGGCCGAAGCCGTGAGGAGGCTAGGAGGAGACCCGGTCCTTCGAGACATCAAGCGGGCGGTCAAGGCCGGCTACTTCGATGACTATGAGCCAAGTGAGCTGATGAGGACTTCAGTCGAGGAGCTGCTAGAGCGTGTCGATTTGATGAGCGACGCACGCCGCCGCAGCTACCTGGCATCGATCAGCGCCATGCCGGAGACTGGGGGTGGCAGGCTGTCGCCCAGAAGAGATGCCGGCAGCCAGAAGAGGGGGTGGCTGTCAAGACATGGAAATCAGAGGTGAGCGTGCCCTGGGCCTCGCGGTGATCAACCAGGCCACCAAGGAGATGAGGGACATCAGTCCGTCATTCACGCAGCAGTTGAGTAGGGCCAAGCTGAAGCTACGGATTGAGGCGACCGCGTGGCTGTCGAGCACACAGGCCACCATATGGTTCGAGGGATGCGACCTCGACCAAGGCTACGCTCTAGGCAGGATGGACTGGGCAACGCACGCACGTGAGCTACTGGAGGACGAGAGCATCTCCCTCGACCCCCAGACGACTAGGGTGCTGGAGCTCGGACTCGACGCGGCCGAGCCCACGGGGTAGGTTAGAATTTGACCTACACAAGGAGACACAGCATGAAGCTGGAGATCAAGATCACGGGCCAGGCAGACGACCCAAGGGCCATCGCTCAGGTAGCAATCAATGCGGTGGCAGGTGCAGGCATGGAAGGCGGCAGAGCCAACGTCAGCTACGGCAACGTCCAGAGCTCAGACCCCATCTTCCCCGAAGAGGTGCAGGTAGCGGAGGAAGAGGTGGAGGTAGCCGTAGAGGAGGAGCAGGCGTCGGTCATGGCGGTAAGCTTCGCGAGCTCCAAGGCTGCACTGCTTGCGGATCAGCTCAACGTCCCAGCGTCGGCTTTCGTTGGCGTCGTACCCAGTGGCGTGAGGGGCTACACCATCGGCGACGTGAAGGCGCTTGCGCGTGGCTAGCGTGTCTTCTGCCGTCGTTGGGGCGAGTTCGGGTGCTTCGGGAGAGGCCTCGGGCGCCTCCGAGCCCGCCGAAACGACCACGCGGGGGGACGCAACCCCTTGCAGCGTAACGACTTACGTGACCGAGGACGGTATCGAGATGATACCACAGGCGCACGGCGGGGCGCTACAGCGCGGCAACCCCGGCAACAGCGGGGGCTCGGGCGTCACCAGGCAGCTCCGAGAGGCCTTCCGTGGCGACCTAGAGACAGCCAGGCTGCGCCTGGTGGAGATCCTCGCAGACGACGACGCAGACCCCAAGGACCTCATAGCCATATTCGACAAGCTGGCGAAGTACAGCGTAGGTGAGAAGCGTGAGGGGGTCACGGTAGACCACGAGCTGCTCAATGAGCTCTTCGAGCCCGTGCAGCGCTGTGTGCGCGACGCCGTCCAGCTCTCGGAGATACGGGAGCGGTGGCTCGACGCGCTAGGCCAGCGGCTCAAGCTGTGAGTGGCGACCGCACGCACGATGCAAGAGTATGCAGTATCGGGGGCCGAGAGGGCATCCTAGTTAACGTAATATACCTTATACGAAGTGCTTTTTGGCTTAGGTACGCCACTTCGTTGATTATGCACCCGCGTCCTGGGCGAAGGTCGCCATATGCACCATCGGGCGCTCTATGATTATGCAGAAAGCCGAGGAGCGAAAGTCGGAATCGGACAACCAAAAAAACGAGTTTTGTGATGCGTAAAATCATGGACCAACAGAAATCCTAAAATTTTTCGGTATCAAAAAAAGGAGACAGTTTTTTGCAGGCGTTCTCAGCCACGTCATTAGCCCCTGACACGTTACGCGACCGTGCCGCCCTTCAGGAGTACGAGGGGTTCGGCAGGCGCTCGGGTGCTCGGGCTCACACGGAGTACCAGAAGGATCCTATGGGGTGGATCCGCGACAAGCTCGGGGTGCCGGAGCACACGCTACGCTGGAGCCTAAACGACGGCTACGGAGCTCACGAGTGGGACGGCACCGTGGACCCTCTCGCCGAGGTGCTTGAGGCGCTTGCCAGGTGGGAGGACGTGGGGGTTGAGAGCGGCACGGGCACAGGCAAGACGTTCCTCGGGGCAGCGGTTGTGCTGTGGTTTCTGGCGTGTTGGGAGGACTCGATCGTCGTCACGGCGGCGCCGAAGCTCGCGCAGCTCACGAAGCACATCTGGAAGGAGATAGGTGTGTTGTGGCCGCGTTTCCTGGAGCACTTCCCTGAAGCTGAGCTGTTGGCATCTGGCGCTATCCATATGAGGCCGGGCATCGAGGAACGGGAGTCGTGGGCGGCTACGGCGTTCGGTTGCGGGGTGGGCGCAGCCGAGGCGTCAGCTACGAAGGCACAGGGCTGGCACGCGGAGCATATGCTGATTTTGACGGAGGAGACGCCAGGCGTTCACCCGGCGATCATGGTGGCCTTCGAGAACACGTGTTCGGCGCCTCACAACCTCCGGCTCGCGTTCGGCAACCCTGACTACGAGGAAGACGAGCTCCACCAGTTCTGCCTGCAACCTCATGTGGCCCACGTCCGTGTCAGCGCGTTGGACCATCCCAACGTCGTTGGCGACGAGTCAGGCGTCGTCCCTGGTGCTGTCAGTAGGGAGGCGATCGATCGCCGCAAGGGGCTCTACGCGCACATCCCGGCGATGTACCAGTCGAGGGTACGGGGTATCAGTCCCAAGCAGGCTACAGGCGTCGCTCTGGGCTTCGTGGAGGCCGACCACATGGAGCATACGTCGGTGGAGACGCTGATCGACCAGAAGTGGCCGATGTTCGCCGGCATTGATTTCGGCGCATGGCGTTTCAGCTTCGTGCTGGCAGCCAGTGACCGTGCGAAGCGGCTGCACATCTTGGACGAGCTCTTCAGCCAGCAGGAGACGCTGACTGCGCGTGCGGAGGCGATCCATTATCTCTTGGACAAGCACGACGCTCCGGCGAGGACCCCGATCTGGGGGGACAGCGCCAACCCACAGGACATCATGGAGATCAACGCGGCATTCAGGAAGCTGGGCAGTCCCTACGTGGTCCGGGCGGTAGCCAAGACCTCTGCGGAGGGCAAGAGCTTCCGTGCTGCCTGCGTCGAGCGCCTGAACGACCTACTCGGCCGGCGAGCGCTGCTGTTCGACCGGGATCTCGGCAAGGGGCAGGAGTGGTACAAGGGCGCGTCTGTCGCGAGTCAGGGGCGCATGGTGAAGGGCTCACGGCTGCTGTGGGAGATCCGCAACTGGCGCTACCCTGACCGGCAGAGCGGGCGAGCCCAGCACCAGGACGCTGACGACGACACTGCGGATGGCGCTGACGCGATAGCGGCCTTACGCTATCTGGTGATGAGCTGGTGGCGTGCTGCGAGCTTCACTGCACCGCCTAAGCGTGCTGTACGCAACCGCGACACCGGGCTAGAAGATCGCCTAGAGCGTATCGCGAAGGAAAACCGTCAACTAACGAGGCATCCATTTTGAGCAGCGAGTCCCGTGCGGAGAGGCGCCGCGAGAAACGCGGTGGCAACTACCTGAAGAAGACGACGACAGTCGAGGACCAGCAGAAGCTGATCACGATGTACCACGAGCGGCTGGTCTCTCCCAGGTTCCAGTACCTGGAGGAGTACGTGTTCTACCGGAAGATGTGGCCTCACCAGAAGGCCTACTACCATTGGCTCAATCTCAAGAGCTGGAGCAAGGCTCGCTGGCGTGCGTTCGGGAAGTGGCGTTACGTTCAGCGCTGGCACAAGGGGAACGACAAGGAGAGAGGGTTGTGAAGGCTGACCTGAAGCTCATCGACGGTGGCCTGTCTACCGGCAATGCGGAGAAGTCGAGCATTGCGGGTGCCGCCATGTCCGACTCTACCGGGTCCGCCGAAACCACGCTAGCAGAGCGCTTGCTCGACCTCGGGTTGAGCGAAGACGCGCTGACGATGGACGGCTACGATGATTGCGCGATGGGGATCCTAGAGCGCTTCGGCATGACGCCGATTGTGATCTACGACAAGGAGGGGGTCCTCCAGAAGCTTATGGACAATGGCTGCGACACCTACGAGGAGGCGCTTGAGTTCTACTCGTACAATCAATTAGGTGGCTGGCACGGCGACGGCACGCCTGGCTTCCTTGAATGGCTGCCAGAGCTATGAGGCTGCCCTGGGTGTCACGCACCGCCTACGAGCTCCTGCTGGACGAGCGCGACCGTCTCAGGGCCAAGGCCGACGCATGGGAAGACCACTCGCGCCGCGTGACTCGCTCGCAGCAGGGCTTGACCGAGCTACCAGCGGGACGCAAGAAGGCGCACGAGCCCATACCCTCGTCCCTGAGCCGTATCATCAGTAAGTTCGACAGCGAGCATACCCGCCAGGGCCTTCGCAACAGCGCTAGGTTGGCGCACCACCGGGAGGGCAAGGCGTGGAGCGAGATCCAGGCAGAGCTAGAGCATAGTGTTGGCTGACTCATCCCCGATGTGTATATTGAATTATGGCGTCTCCTCTTAATACGACAGTCACGTCTTCGGGCCACTACGGTGGCCCTGACGCGGTAGGGTCTCAGCCCAACAACGAGGCTGACTCGTTGTCTATCGACCCCAGGGAAGTTGCACGCGAGGTCGCCGAGTTCCACCGCAACGGGCTCAGCAGCCGGCGCTTCCACGACCTGACGGCCGAGAAGTACCTCATCCACATAGATGGGGAGGGAGACAATCAGTGGGCCGATCTGTATAACGGCGAGCGGATCCAGATCCCACACAACCTGAGCGGCGTGCCTAGGGCCCAGAACAACCTGCTGCGTCCGATGGTCGATAACATGGTCGCCTACCACACGACGATGCCGTTTCGGTACGTGGTGGATAGCAGGCCAGATCGCCATTCTCGGGAGTCAGGCGCGATCGACCAGGCGTTCGCGAACTACATCACGAAGGAGCAGAACCTCAATAGTCTGTTCGCCGAGGCGATGTATATGGCAGCGGCCTACGGGCACTGCCCCGTCCACGCACACTGGCGTGACGACCCCCAATTCGACGCCTACCAGCCGGTACACGCGGAGGGTATGCAGGGGCCGATGCGTGGCACCATTGATTGCTGGGTAGGCGACCCGTTCGATACCGTCTACAGTACTGGCGCGACACGCGGCCGCATCGAGAAGATGACCTATGCTCGCATAGTCAGCGCGGAAGGCGTCAGGCAGGCGTTCCCCGAGGTGCCCGGCATCGAGGGCTCGACCAAGCTATCTTCATCCAGCCGATTCCAGCGCACCGTGCGTAAGTGGCTGATGGCAGGCAACAGCATCCACGGCACGGCCGCTCTGATGAGCGGGCAGGGCGGCGACGAGCTGATCGCGCTGATCTACCGCGAGATCCCGGCTGGTGTCGACACTAAGTATCCGGCGGGCCGACTCACGATCGTGGCGCTCAACGGCAGTGCATCAACCGACGCGGCAGACGCCTCGGGCGGTGGCGCGGCCGGCGGCTACGGCAACGCGCTGCTCCTACACGACGGCCCGCTGCCTGGCGGCGTGCTGAGCTCTGTGCAGGTCTATAGCGCGAATCGCTTCGATGACGTGCTGGGCAAGCCGTTCGTGGCCGACCTCGACGAGGACCAGGTCCAGCTCAACCAGCTCGAAACGCTGGTGAACGAGTTTGTAAGGCGCAGCGTCAGGGCCCCACTGGTCACGGCAGGGGTCATAGCCGACGACTCGGCAGCCTATATCGACGACGGCGAGATCGAGATCGACCCCGGTACGGGCTTCATCCCCCAGTACCTGGAGCTCCCGAGCAGGCACATCCCGCTCCTGGAGCACAAGATACAGCGCATCGAGGCCGGCCTCTTCCGCAAAGGTGGCTGGCAGGCTGCTAGCAGAGGTGAGAGCCAGCCATACGACGCGGCTGCTAAGGTTGTGGCGCTCGCTAGGGCCGACGACACGGTTCATGGCCCAACCAACCAACGCTTCCGCGAGAGCGCCGAAGGGTTCATGGGCATCTGCTGGCACCTGATGAAGCAGTACGGCGACGTGCCGTGGCTCGTGGATGTCGCTGGCGACGAGATCATGCACTTGATCAAGCCCTACATAGGCAGGAGCCAGCTCAGCGAGATGAAGCCGATGTACCGGCTCACGAGCGGGTTTGGCGCCACCACGGAAGCCAAGGCCCAGCAACTGATGAATCTCTGGCAGATGTTCGACCCAACGACAGGCGAACGAGCGATCTCGACCAGACAATTCAAGAAGCAGTATCCCGACAGGAGCCTATGGCCTGACGAGCACGACCCAGAGGAGATGCGCGAGCGCAGGGCGAAAGTCGTCAACCAAGGCATCCGCGAGGTGGTCAAAGAGTTCAGAGAGCAGTATGGTTTGCCGGAGGAGGAGGTCACCGGCCTGGGCGACCCAACGGTCGAACAGGCAGCTCAGTACCTCTGGCCCATGCTCGACAAGCAGTATCCGATAATGATGGACGACGACTCGACAGCACACCTCGAAGCGTTGTCTACGATGACACAGGACGAGAGCGAAGACTCGATCGTGAGGCGCATAGCGATGCTCCGACAAGACCAATTCTTCCAGTGGCTGAGCGGCCAGCAAGTGGCCCGTGCCGCTCAGGGCGCCGAGCCGCCAGCCCCAGCACCCGGATCGCCGGCTGCTGGACCGGCTGGACCCGCCGCTGGACCCGCACCGCCCGCTGCTGGCCTCGCCGCCACCCCAGGGGCAGGGGCAGCAGGAACGTCTAAGAACAAAGTGGCAAACCTAACGGCCGCAGCGCGTGAAGGCGCGGTCTAACCAGATGAGAGACCATGACTGAGATAGCCGCCGCCGCAGAGGCCCCGGAAGTCGTTGAAGCCCCGGTAGTCGTTGAAGCCCCGGTAGTCGTAGAGGCCCCAGCAGAGGGGGCCCGTACCGTATCGGACATCAAGAGATCCGCACGGGAACGTCTAACCGCGAAACTTGAGGCGGGCGAACGTGCCCGCACACCAGCAGGATCACCCGAGGGTGGTCAATTTACGAAGCGAGAAGCCGAGGAGTCGCCCGCAGAGGGCTCCTCCTCCGGCACCGAAGACCTCGACACCATAGCCGCCTCTTCACTTTCTGGGGAGGTTGTGGCCGAGGCCACGGAGACCGAACAGGCCATCACCCCTGTTTCTACATCCGTGACAGTCCCCGTCGCAGACGGTCATCCCCTGCGACAACGGGGGCGCGAGGCGTTCAAGGTAGCTCCTGAAGATGAACGCGATCTCAGGGCGCTCTTGAACAGCCACACCCGTAGGGCCGAGCTCGACCAAGTCTCACAGCAACTCGACGCTGTCGGAGCGCAACTCAGAGAGTCCCGCGCCGACGCTGACTACTGGAGGACCCAGGCGAGCTCTGGCGGTATCCTGAGCACGGAACAGGAGTCCACATACAAGGACATACTAAACACCTACGGGGAAGCCGACGCCAGCATCTACCGCAACGGCATACTCGCCACTGCCGGCAACGAAGGGCTCGAACAGGCGAAAGCGGAGGCGCGTCAAGCGCACGTGCAAGGAGCGGCGGCCGAAAAGGCCAACCAATTCGCACACGACGCGATCAACGACGCGATGAGGGGTAATCCGAACACTAAGGTGCCCCCGCAGTATCCGCTCTGGAACGAGACCGAAGTGAGGCAGGTTCTATCGGGCTACGGCTCGATCTGTCAGGCCAGAGGTGAGACACCGACACCTAACGGGTGGTACACGTATGCGAACGCTGCATACGGGTCGAAGCCGGAGGTGGCTGCGAAACAGAATGCTCGGGCTGCCGAAGTCAGGGAGCAGGAGCTGATGGCAGCGAAGGCGAAGGTCACCAAAGAAGCGCGGCAGCGTGAGACGAAGAGTCTCGAAGACGCTGCCACTCGTCACGCGACAAGGCCGGGGGTAGTCCGAACTACAGCAGGGGTGCGCGACGCTGGCACGCCGGCCGAGAACAGGGAGATCAACAAGATGACTCCCAGTCAACAGAAACGAGCACGCAGGACCCGCGTAAGGACGTGGGGCCAGCAGTCTCAATAGATAGGGACAGAAGACAATGGCATTAGGATCACAAGTCGGGAACCTTGAGGCGATTACCGACCTCACGGGACTCGTACATGAGATTTATGCCGGCGAAGTTAAGCCGAACGTCTCCAGTTGGTCACCGACCAGCCAGCTCTTCCAAGAGGCTGGTGCAGGTGACTACAGGATGGACGGTGAGAAGTTGGTATTCTCCGCAGACCTGACCTACGCAGGTGGGGCCCAGGGATCTGACGGGAACCTTCCAGACCATCAGTACGTTGATGCGGTGGAAGGCGAAACCACGCCGGCACGACTCTACGTTCGTAGAGCGATCGACAACTTCATCGAGAAGCGGGCAGTGCGCGGACCAGGCGCGTTCGGGGACCTACTAGGTCGGATGTTCGACCAAATGTGGGACGCCTTCGGACGAGCTCAGATCCGTCATGCTGTCGGCACATCTAACGGTACGCTATGCAAGGTATCGTCCCGCACGTCTTCAACCGTGTTTGTGGTCAAAGATGGTTACGGCCACGCGGATACGCCGCCACTGCTCCACATCGAGCCCGGCATGATCCTCAACTGGGTCGACGTGAACGACAGCAACGCGCTAGCAGGCGCGGGGACTGTATCGGCTGTTACCTACTCGACCAACACGGTCACGGTGACAACGGCAGGTACGTGGGAGCCCGGCAACAACTTGGCGGCCAACGATCTGATCGTGAACGCCACCACACCTAACATCTCGACGGATTACTTTGCGTCGGAGTACACCAACGCTCCTAATGGCCTACTGAATATTGTAGACCCGGACGCGGATGCGACTACGGTGTTCAACATCAGCCAGTCCTCGTATCCGAGGTGGACGCCATACCGTAAGGCCTCGGCCACTTTTGATCACATCGAAGTGACAGAGCATTTCCGGCAGCTCAGAGCGAAGAGCACCTCACCTGTAGGACCAGCCACTCATGTGTGCTGCGCCCAGGGTGCCGTGATCGCAGAGCTCGCCAGGACCTTGGTCGGATTCCAGCAGCAGACCCAGCTCGGACGCACGTTCGAGGGCGGCTATGAGGCCGTTCGGATCGCCGGCATGGACTTCATCGAAGATGATTGGCAGATCCATGACGTGCTGTACACGTTGTCGGTGGAAGACCTGTTCAGGGTCGATCTCGACGGCGAAGCCGACTACTTCGCTGAAGACGGAAGTCAGTTCTCAAGACTGGCCGACTTCGACGGCAAAGAGTGGTACGTGAAATCGTACCTCCAGAACTTCAGTGATCGCAGGAACAGACACGCCGCGTTGACGGGCATTACGCTTGCCAACGTAACGGCGTCTGACTTTAGCCCAGTGCCTAGCTGATAGGCTGCTGGGAAACGAAATGGGTTGTTGGGCGGGGGGCACTAGGTCCCCCGCCCAGCCTCTAACGCCTTCAGGGCAAGGGACCTAGAAAATGTCAAGTCAGGAATTGAATAACCGACTTCGGAATGCTTTGCGCGAAGTGAAGTATTCTCAGGAGCTACGGGATCTCATTAACCACACGACCGGCTCTGTCTACTATGTGGATTCGGGTAGTGGCGCCGCAGCTAACACAGGGGATGCGTCGGATGAGGCGCTGATCACGATTGACGCCGCCATCAACAAATGCACGGCGAGCAAGGGCGACATCATCTACGTGATGCCGGGCCACGCGGAGACGATCAGCGGCGCCGCAGGTATCGCCGCAGACGTGGCGGGCATCAGCATCATCGGCCTAGGTCGCGGCACCGACCGCCCACAGGTCACGCTCAGCGCCACGGACTCGACCGTCACGGTGACGGCGGCCAACGTGAGCATCCAGAACATCCACTTCATCAACGATATAGATGCGTTGGTTGTGGGCATTCCCGTCACAGCAGCTCACTGCCGGATCCAGGGCTGCCTGTTCGACGACGCTACGGCATCGAAGCAGACGACCCACTGGATCACGCTCAGTGCCGCTGCGGACTACTTCGAGTGCATTGGATGCGAGAACCACGGCAGCGACACCGCCGGGGCCACCGCGTTCATCACCGGAGCGGCGGCAGACCATGTCACGATTCGTAGCTTGGTCAGCCACGGCGACTTCGCTGCGGCCAACATCGACATGAGCGCTGCGTGGACTGACTGCCTCATCGAGGACTGCGCGTTGGAGAACGCCAACGCGGTTGACGTGAACATTGAGGGGTATGCCTCGGCCACGGGGCAAGTCAGGTACAACAGTTGCATGATTGCAACGAACGGTCAGGTCACTTGGATCAACACCCCCGGAACGCTATCCCTGTTTGAGAACTATGGGGTGAACCTAGGCGGCGAGACCGGAATGCTCATCGGAACAGTGAGTAGCTGAAGGTGATAGCAACTGTGGGTGGGGCACGGCAGGAACGTCGTGCCCCACACGAGTTCTCGGATGCGGTTGAGCTGCACTTCAGGAAGAGCGGCCGGCACGCGAATATCGTGTGGATCCCTGAGCCCGTGTGTCAGTGGCAGATACGGATCACGCTCAGACCGGACGACCCGGTCCTTGCGGCGTGGCGGGCCGGCGAGCTGGAAGAGGAGCCGGTCGAGACGGTCGAGATCACGTTCTACGACGAGGAGGCCGGGCTGTATGTCGGCCGAGAGCTGGACGAGCTCGGCGTGAGCGGCTTGACTGAGATGCTGGAGAAGGGTGATATGTGGAGCGGGCAGGGCCGCTTCGGCTCGATCCAAGACGCGCTGACTTGGCAGGTGGAGAATCAGCGCAATACGCAGGAGCGTCTACGCAATGCGATGCGTGACGAGGCTATGGCGGTTGGCAGGGCTGTGCGTAAGCGCGTGACCGGAGAGCCGATACTGCCTGTAGGTATAGACCTATCAACAACAACGTCCCCTCCCGACAAGCGGGGGCCGACACAGGAGCCATTATGAGACGGCAGAGACTCAACAGCATCAGCGGCCTACGTCCGCGCACGGTATACGGCGCGGACGAGAAGATCATCGGCACCCACACGGACGGGCGCCCGATTGTCCGGCGTGTATTCGTGAAGGAAGAGAGGCACCCGGTCCTAGACGGAAGGGGCGAGCAGAGGTGGAAAATGAACCAGATGGGGATCCCCACGGTGCCCATCTTCGAGATGCGTCCCAGGGAAGTGACCGAGGAGTATGTCTACGATGAGCTCAAGACGGGCCACAACCACAGGAACCACCATTTCCGCACCGACCCCGCAGAGGTCGAGCGCAGCGCGAAACGCGAGCGTGTGAGCAACTTGCAGGAAGAGTTCTTCGAGGCCGCCGAGGCTCGTGGGCTGACGGCAGACCAAATCACGGACTTCGTTGCCGCCGGCCGCAAGGAGGTGGACGCCGTGGAGGACCGCGTCGCACCACGCAAGTCCAAACAGCGAAAGGCGGCGACCGGGTAGATGTCCGTACTCACCAACCTCGCGAGTATGCAGCGGGCCTTCTACAGGCTGACGGATACCGCTGCCGACGACGATAGTCTAATCGAGCACGACGACTCGACGCTGGAGGGTGTGAACCAGTTTCTTCAGTACGGGGCGAACGACGCGCAGGACTATATGATGGACTGCGGGCTCAGCGATCGGTGGGTATCACAAGCGACAGCGATCACCTCTTGGAGCGGTACGGAGTCAAACGACGGCGGCCGCTACAAGCCGCTCGAAAGCGACTTCTTCCGGCTTTCCGGTGACGACGCGACGAGTGCGCTCAGGAAGATCGACGGCACGCGCTGGGGACAACTGGTAGACTTTCGGGACAGGTTCAAGGTGAGGGGCAACCGCTATTGGTTGCAAGGCACGAACCTGTGGATTGCCCGAGGCGCCAACCCGCCGGCATCGCTCATCTACGACTACCATCACAGGATCGCCACCCTGTCGAGCGCTACGGTGGACTTCCCGTCCGAGGATCGCCCGCTCATTGTCGCCTACGCGGCCGAGCGTGCGATGCAGGACAGTTGGCTGCCTGGCGGCCAAGAGATGATGGTTAAGCTCTCGGCTAATCGCAGGGCGTGCGAGCAGCGTGCGTTCCGGCGTGCTCGCCGTAGCAGGACCATGCGGAAGCTTCGGCCGAAGCCAACGGTCGGCACACATTATTTCACATAGGGGATCATCATGCTTGGCTTCAACGCAAGTCAGTATGTCAAAGTAGTCGCCACGGGCGAGCACGCTGGCAGCACTTCTGCCGACCAGCTCCCCGACATCACGGCGAAAGCCGTCAACATCAAGGCCGTGCTCGGCAACTCGGGCAACGTCTACGTGGGCTTCGCGGGCGTTACGGTGGTGGACGGTACGACGGATGTCACATCGGGCTGGGAGCTCAACGCTGAAGGCGAGACCGGCTGGATCCCGGTCGGGAACCTGAACAATCTCTATATCATCTGCGACAACGCAGGTGACGATATCGTGTACATGATAGCGAGGTAGCCCAATGGCCGCGTTCGGCATCAAGGCGATTCAGCCGCAAGACAACGAACATATCTTCGGGTTCGCGACGGCGCGTGGGACTGCCGACGACAGCCTCCTAGAGGTGTGGAACGGCCCAACGAACGCCGACCTCGTGTACACTCTCGACAAGGAAGGCCAGCACCAGAGCGCGAGCGGCTCTGCTGCGCGGCCGACGTACAGCTTTGAGGCTGATAAGGATACCGGCAGGTATCTGTCAGGCGCGGCTTCGATGCTCGATGTGGTCTCTGGCACGGCTGTAGGCACATGGACGGCGGGCAAGCTCACGCTGGTTCAGCTTCAGGTGGACAACCTCAATCTGAACGGCAACACACTGAGCTCGACTGCCGGGACGGATCTGCTCATCACGCCACTGAGCGGCCAACAGATCGTGCTCGACGGCGCGATAGTGATCGACGCCGGGGTAGTGACCGGGGCGACCTCCATCACCTCGACCAACTTTGTAGGAACGCTCACGGGGGCCTCTACGGCCACCCTAGTGACCGTGGTGGACTCAACCGACACGACCTCCTCCATCGCGATGTTCGACTCGGCTACGGGAACCCTAGCAGCGAAGACCGACGCGGGCCTGACCTATAACGCCGGCACAGGAGTGCTCACGGCTACGGGTTTCACTGGCCCGCTCACAGGGCTAGCGTCCACATCGACCCTAGCTAGTACGGTTGTCGTCGTAGACTCGACAGATACCAGTTCATTCATCGCCATGTTCGACTCTGCTACCGGGTCGCTAGCCGCGAAGACCGATGCTGGCCTGACCTACAACGCCGGCACTGGGATGCTGACGGCCACGGGCCTGACCGGCCCGCTCACGGGCCTAGCCTCTACAGCTAGCGTTGCCACGCTAGCGAACACCGTCGTTGTGGTGGACTCGTCCGACACGACCTCCTTCCCCGCTTTCTTCGACTCGGCTACGGGCAGCCTCGCAATCAAGACCGACGCATCAAACCTCACCTACAACGCTGGCACCGGGATCCTGACGGCGGCTGGGTTCGCAGGGCCACTTGTTGGAGACGTGACTGGTGATCTCGCAGGAGACGTGACTGGCAATTCGGACACTGCCACCCTCGCCTCCACGGTCACCGTGGCTGCCTCTGGTGGGGACACGACTTCGCATATCGCGATGTTCGACAGCGCTAGCGGCTCGCTTGCGGCAAAGACAGACCCCGGCATCACGTACAATGCGACCTCGAATGTACTGACTGCTGCCGGGTTCGCAGGCCCGATCACGGGCGCGGTGACGGGCAACGCCGACACGGCGACTCTGGCGTCCACGGTTACGGTGGCGGCAAGCGGTGGCGACACGAGCTCTCACATCGCGATGTTCAACAGCGCCACCGGCTCGCTAGCAGTATTGACTGATCCGGGCATCACCTACAACGCTGGTACGAACGTACTGACATCGACGTTTGCCGGGAACATTACAGGCAACGTCACAGGGGACGTGACCGGGGACCTCCAAGGGGACGTGACCGGCAACTCGGACACGGCCACTGTCTCGTCCACGGTAGTAGTGGTGGACAGCACGGACGCCTCGTCCTTCATCGCCATGTTCGACTCAGCTACGGGAAGCCTAGCCGCGAAGACGGACGCGGGGCTCACATACAACGCTAGCACGGGAATGCTCACGGCCACGGGCTTTACCGGCTCCGTGGCGCTTGCTACTCTAGCGACTACAGTCACTATCACGGATAACGAAAGCACCGACGAAGACAACGCAATTATCTTCACCGCTGGTGGGGACGTAGACGGTGGGAACCTCGGCCTGGAAAGCGATGGCACGCTGACGTACAACCCAAGCGATGGGCTTGTAACCGCAACGGCATTTGCCGGGGCACTGACCGGCAACGTGACCGGCAACGTGACCGGGAACTGCTCTGGCAGCGCATTAACTGTAACCCAAGCCGCTCAGACGGCGATCACCAGTGTCGGAACGCTGACCTCGCTCGCCGTTGGTGACATCACCTCGACGGGCGATCTCGTCGTAAATGGCGTTGGCCCACACACGATTGGTGGCGCTAATATTGGTTATGTCCAGATGCACTTCACTGGGGCGTTCACCAGTAGCGGTGCATCTACCACTGCAACGGGGATACTGGGCAACCAAGTTATCACGGGTGCGAGTGGGGATACTGCGTCAATATGTGCGATGCGTTTGGCCTCATCTACGGTAACCCAGACTGCGACCGAATCCATTGGTTACATCTCCCAGTTGTGCGTAGAAGAACCAGCCATCACAGATAACCTTACGGGCGATATCACGGTTGCTTCGACGGTCTACATCAAGAACGCCCCCACCGAAGGCGAGAGTAACTATGCCCTTTTGGTGGACGCTGGCGCGGTGCAGTTCGATGGCACTCTGGGCGTCACGGGCACGACCACGGTACAGCGAGAAAGCACGGGTGTGTCGGTTAACGCAAGCTCCGTCCTCAACCTAGAGGGCAACGCCGCTGTGTACGCGAGCTTCATCAGTAACGGCGCGTCCGAGCAGGGCATCCTCTGGTCTGATTCGGGATCGTCGGCGGCGGCGCAGCTAGTATATAACCACGGCAGCGGCACGATGGGCTTCACCGCAGAGACACTGTTCTCTTTTAATAAGTCTGTCTACATAAACGACAGCGCCAACGCCAAGTCTACGCTGGGCCTCACGATCAACCAAGGTGCGAATGACAACGAGATCCTCGCGCTGAAGTCGAGCGACGTAGCGCATCCGATGACGGGTGAGGCTGAAGCTGATACCTACGGTTTCATGCAGAAGCACAACGGCACCGCTGGTGGACTCCAGATCAGTGGGCTGAAGGACGCTGACAGTTCAGCAGAGGGTGCGCTTGCCCTCACGGGGTTCTTGGGCGAGGCCGCAGACACCACCAAGTCCGCATCGGCTGGCGGCGTAATAAATATGACTTCCGTGATAACCAATGGATCGACAGGTGCGACGGTGGTCGGAACGGACGGCAACCTCGTCGTAATACACAACGGAGGGAGCGCCCGCTTCATCTTCGACGCCGAAGGCTCAGGCCACGCCGACGTTGAATGGACCACATTCTAGTGAATAGCCTAGTCGCCACAACAGGCACCGACCTAACGGAGATGCACCTAGCGGACGCGCCCGACTACATGACGGCGATAGCCGCAGGTATCGCGCACGGGCTACCCGCTAAGAAGGCGCTACACAGCGCATACGGAAAGTTCCTGACAGACCATAAGGAAGCGGTCGAGGGGCTAGGACTCGCCAACGTGTACTCGGACACTGGCGCTATGGTAGACCAGAGCCGCAGCATCCAGTTCCTGACGCTGCTGGTAGTGGAACAGGCCGCAACGATTGCAGCAATCACAGAGCGGCTTGAGTCCGCAGAACAGAAACTAGGAGACACGACATGAGTCACACCGAAGGGCTTGCCACGAAGGAACGCGAAGAGCCGCTGGTCATCAGCGAGACATACACGCACGACAATTTGATTCAGGTAATCATTCACAAGACTACCCCCACCGAAGATCAAGCGATTTTGATGTGGGATATCCCAGAAGCAGACGGCTCCATGCGAAAGTACACGGAGCGGATTATGATGAGCGACTTGCCTGCCGCAGAGAACGCTGCACTGACCACACTGGTAGACGGGCTTGTTGCTGCATCGGTCGCAGCAGAAGAGGGGTAGTGTGATTGAGATTCCGACCTGATGGCACCTCGGATGAGCGAAAACAGCGAGGTGACGATTCCAGTGCGGAACCTGCTGGCGCTGATCGCTGCAACCGCTATTGCGGTCATGGGGTACTTCCGAGTCGGCGAGCGATTGAGTGTGCTCGAACGCAACAGCGAGTTGTCCGGTGTCCAGATTGAAGCGAACAGTGAGTTCAGGGTGCTATGGCCGCGTGGTGAGCTTGGTAGCTTGCCAGCCGACGCAGAGCAGTTCATGCGGCTAGATTTTATTACTGGTGAGATTGCAGAGATCCACATCGAATTGGACGCGCTCAAAAATCGATGAGTGTGGGAACTGACATGACGAATACTCGGAGGATTGGAATGAAAAACGGAGCAGTCAGGATTCGGAACAAGGATCTTTCAGGGGCGCAGGCCGCGCTACGGGAGTGCGGCAACACGCGGATCCCGATGGCAGTGGCGTTGCGTATGGTCTCGGTTCAGCGGCTTATCAAAGACCGCATCGACGACGTGAACGAGATCAATAGCACCCTGGTCGAGCGCTACGGTGAGCCGGGCGAGGGCGAAGAGAAGGCGACCCAAGTGAACTCCGAGATGCCCGGCTGGTTCGCGTATGTGGCCGCGTTCAACGATCTAATGAACGAGGAGCTGGAGGTCTCAGGGCAATTCGTTCTATACCAGGACGGCGACAAGGTCGGCTGGGGCAAGGACGAGATGAACGGCCTATCGCTAACGCCGAATGCGATTATGGACATGGCAGCCCTTCTCCGCATCGAGGACCTCGCCGACGAGGCACCCGAGTAGTCCAATGGCGCAGATGATCAGGGAGCAGCAGCTCACGTTCGCAAGGGGGATGAACGATACCGCTGCGCCTATCGAGTATCAGGAGGACGAGTGCGAGCTCCTCCTGAACGGCCGGGTCTCATTCGACGGACAGACGGTCCAGAGGCGTGGCGGCAGCGAGAAGACGCACGCCAGCGCCCTCAACAGTGGAGGTGACGGCTACGGAGGCATCGAGTACTACACGGCCGCCGGCCAGCAGCAGCTCGTCGTGTTTATGGGCGACAAGATGTACTACTCGACCAACGAAGGCGCTACTTGGACAAACGCAACCGGCGCCACGGGCCTGACCGAGGCCGCCTGGGTTCTGGTCATCATGCGTGAGGGGGCGGCCAACGTGCTGTGCTGTGCGAACGGCGGCACGAATAGCTACCAGTGGAACGGCACAACATGGGCGGTGATCTCGAACATCCCGAACAACGTCAAGTATTTGGCGGTCCACGGTAACCGCCTCTGGGCGTCTGGTCACAGCGGCATCGACGTGGTGGCCTCCAAGGTCGGCGACATCGACACATGGAGCACACCTGACGGGCTGACGGTCAAGGCGCAGACCCACGATGGCGACCCGAAGATCACGGGGCTCTTCCAACTCGGCAGCGTGCTGATGGTCTTCAAGAGCGAGAGCACCGGCTACATCGAGGGCTACGGGTTCACCACGCTTGAGGTAGAGGCGGGCTCACGCGGCATCTCCCGGTCGGTCGGCTGCATGGCTCCGCGCTCGGTCCAGGCCGTAGGCAACCAGGGCGTGTGCTGGCTGTCCAAGCGAGGCCTGGAGCACTATCAGGTGGGTGGGGTGGTCACGCCCGTCTCCCGCTCGATCCAGAAGTTCATCGACGGGATCAACTGGTCTCAGATCAGAAGCACGCCGTCATCGGTTACTGCCCTCTGGTGGCCTCAGAAGCACGAGTACTGGTGCAGCCTGCCAGTGGCTTCCAGCAACAACGACTACATGATAGGATACCGCCCTCCGACAGAGGAGCGCCCTCCGGCGCTCATGCTGCACAAGTACGCCGCGACCGAGGACGACACGCTATTCATAGGCGGCAGCGGCTATCTGGACTTTAGCACCACGTCCAACCGTGATCAGGGAGACACGCTGTTCGGCTACCTGACCACAGCGCTGACCGGCGGGCAGTACATGACGATCAACGCGGACGGCCATTTGGAGTTCGCCACTGCGCCACACGGTGACGCGACCCTGTTCATTGCGGAGATATCTGGCGCAGAGCTGACCACAACCCCAATGAGCTGTGGCTACGATGGTTTCGTGCGGCAGCTTGAGAAGGGCGACGCGGACAACCAGGCTCCGGGCGGCGGTGGCGGTGAGAGCATCTCGTTCAAGCTCATCACGCGCCCGTTCTTCTTCGGCCAGCCTATGCGTGACAAGCGGGCTCGTGTGGTGCGCGTATCGTCCCAGCAACCGGACACCAGCACCGTGACCGTCAACGTCAAAGCAGACGGCGTGGACGGGGCGCGTCACTCGATCACCTACGGCATAGCACCCAAGCCAGTGGTCAAGAAGGTTCGCGTCGGCACCAAGGGCAACGCCCAATCCGTGGAGCTCACCTCGACAGACAACGTGAAGATCGGCTCGATCGAGCTCGCTGCCGGCGTGTTCGAGGAGGCTTGGTAGATGGCCGGCCCGTTCGGGATCCCACTGGGGCTGCCTCCAGAGCTCGACCGCTTCCTGCGAGGGATGGCGTCGTCTTGGGACAACCAGCAGCGCGTGCAGGTCATGGGACAGAAGGATACGGGCGCCGGCACGGACGTGAACATCCGCTTCATGGCCTCACGGGCTACGCAGTGGGTGCAGGTCCACGTACAGAGCACCGCCAGCAGCAAGGGGGGCGCGACGTACAGTACCTCGAACTACGTGAGTTCGGCCCGAGTAGATTGCAGAAGCGACAGACAGCAGGATCAGACGATCGCACGGAACGGCACGAATCGCTACTACCTATGGCTTATCCCCGTCTTCCTAGAAGGGGACGAGAGCACATACAGCAAATTCGATGGCGCGACCACGACCGACCGCATGGCCTTCGTTGACCTAGGAACATAGACAGAGAACCTTATGGCTATCAACACAGATACGCCGGATGTCCGTCCTCCGACCGCCGAGGATATGGCGAACAACGGGTTCGCGGCTCCCCCGTCCGAAGACTTTGCGGCCGGCTCAGCGCCCAGGCCGGAATACTCTCCTGCCGAGGATGCGTTCAAGGCCGAGGGTCCTGGCGACGAGATGGAAGACTTCGCTAGCAAGGCGAGAGAAACACCGGGCCGCTACGACAGCGACTACATCAAAGACATCACGGGCCAAATCGACGCCGAGCTCGAACAGAAGAAGCTGTACGCGGGCACTGAGCTCGACGAATTCATGTCTCAACGCGGCATGGTAGGCAGCAGCGTCGAGGGCGAGCTCCGCAAGTCGATGCTTGGCGACATGGAGCGCCAACGCCAGGAACGTCTGAACGAGCTGAACACCCGTGCAGCGGACGCATGGGCAGAAGACAGGTCTGGCGCGGCCGACATCGGGTTCAAGTCAGCCGAGTTCCAGCGCTCGCTAGGCGGCGACAAAGAGAACGCCGCACGCTACGAAGCCGAGTTCGGACAGAGCCAGTACGAGTTCGACAAGACGTATGGTCAAGGCGCCTGGGGCAACCGCATCGAAGAGAAGCGGCTGGAGCTCATGGAGAAGGGCATGGACCAAGACGATGCCTACCGCATGGCGATGGCCGATATTCAGGAAGCGCAGTTCGCCGAGACGATTGGCGAGGAACGTGCGGCTCGTGTACAGAGATACGGCCTCGACATGGGGGCGCTCGAAAACGAGACCAGAAGAATCGAGAACGAAGAGACGGGCTTGTCGATGCAGGAAGTGCGCGACCAAGCAGAGATCAACCTGCGCCTAGAGCAACTACAGGCCCAGAAAGAGGAGGCCGGCGAGGCGTTCGAGATCGACCGCGAGCGGATCCGCATCCAGAACGATCAGTTCAGGGATGGGCTGGGGCTGGAGCAGCTCAAGTATGAGGAGCAGCGTGCGGCCAGGATCGCGACGATCGGCATGGACTCTCGTGCGCTCGACCAGTCAGCCGAGCGGTTGCAGCTCGACGCGCTCGTGCAGGGCAGGGACATGGACCTACGGGAAGCTCGCAACCTCGCGGAGATGGAGTTCCGCACCCTGGAGCTCAGCAAGACGATGGGCCTAGAGCAGGCCCGCCTGCAAGCCGAGGACGATCAGTTCCAGGCGCTGCACAAGCAGAACGCCGCGCAATGGGCCGACAGCCTGGGCATGGACCAAGCCCAGTACGAAGAGGCGGTAGCTGCCAGGAAGGCCGAGTACGGGGATCGCAGCAACGCTCGCCTAGCCCAGATGAACCTCCAGGAGGGCTCGCTGGAACACGAGGCGATGCAGAACTCGCTGAACCGCACGCTCGAACGCGAAGCGGTAGCTCTCCAGGAGCGGGGCCTCGATGAGGAGACTGCCTGGCGTCTCGCCGACCGACTCCAGCAGGAAAGGCTGGAGGAGAAGGCCTTGGATATCCAAGAGAACGGCATCGGCGCAGATACTGCCTGGAGAGAGGCGCTGAACGAGTCGAACGAGCGGATGCAAGAAGCTCAGATCGCGTCAGAGAAGGCATTGACGACCCTCGGGATAGGTGCCAACGCTGCCCGCGACTTGACGCGAGAAAGCCACGAGGCGGCGATGAACGCCGCGAACATAGCCAGCACGGAGAATATCGAAGGTCTGGCCCGGCTGCTCCAGCAGTCGGGCATCGACGCCGAGACCGCGTGGCGAGCCGCATCGGACGCAGCGCAAGAGGCGATGACCAACGCCAACAACTCTGCCCGAGCGGATTTGCAGGCAGCTCTGCTAGAGTCGGACACGACGCTGCAAGCATCTCGAATTAGCTCTGCCGAAAAGATGCAGGCACTCGGTGTGGGTGCCGACACTGCTCGCGACACTGCGCGGTCTATACACGAGACGGCGATCAACGCCGCGAGCCTGACCAACGCGGAGGATATCGCTGCCCTCAACAATGCGGCCCAGATCACCCTACAAACAGCCCTGCTAAACTCGAACGAGACGATAAGCGCGGCTCGGAACACCTCTGCCGAAACATTGCAGACGCTCGGGCTAGGGTCTGCGGAGGCTATTGCCACCGCGCGGAACGTCAGCGACGCAGCGATCAACGCCGCGAGCCTGACCAGCGCGGCAGAGATCGCCGACGCCAACAACGACGCTAGGGAAAGCCTACAGGCGTCGATGATGGAGTGGGAGACGGGAATAGATCCCGAGACAGGAGCGGCAATTGCGAAGTCTGTAGTTGACGAGTCGTTCGCTGCTGCCCGCGAGACCGCCGCCGCGACAGCGGCTAGCACGAAGGCGACTGTTGACGAGACGTTCGCTGACGCCCGCGCGAGTGACGCCACGGCAGCGGCTACCGCGAACGAGACGCATCAGAAGGCAATCGACGCGGCCAACAATACCTCCCGCGAGACGATCCAGACATCGGTCAGGAATACGGTCGGCGACCAGCTTACGGCCGAGGAGGGGTGGCGTACATCACAGCGCGACCATGAGAAAGCTATGCAGGCCTTAGACCGCGGACTGGTGACTAGCGAGCTGAGCGACAAGGCATGGGCTAGCGATGAAGACCGCCGTCAGCGGGAGTGGGAGTTCAGTAACGCGAACGACACCCAACGGATGAATACGATATTGGTTGCGATCGCGAGTGGCAAGATGGAGACCAGTGAAGCGGAGAGTTGGTTGCAGAAGTACCCAGTCACGCCCGCTTCGGCCGCAGGTAATGCTCAACTGGCAAGCCTGCGAGACCAGCTCACGGCGGCACGGGCCCGAGAAAAAGCGTTGCAAAAGGAAATAGACGCTCTGAGGAATACGACTACACCGATTGTGTAATAAAAGCACCGGCCGGCTAAAACGAGTGGAGAACACCAATGGGTTTTTGGGATAAAGTAGGTGGGGCAGCGAAGTGGATAACAGACCCTAAACAGCTACTAACGGCTGCCGGGTTTGCTCTCGGCGGTCCCATAGGTGCGGGCATAGGACGAGCGGTCGGCGGGGTTGTCCCCCAGTCTGCTGGCCCAGTACCGTGGGGTGCCCTTGGCGCTAACACTGACGAGTTCCGCAAGTCCACGCTATCGGACGGCTTGCAGTGGGAAGATGTCGGCCAGGCCGGCAGTGACTTCCTCTCTGGTTACTCAGCCGGCAAGGTGGGCCAGCAGATCCCAGGCCTACGGAACCTGGAGGGTGCGTTCGGAGCGGGAGCGGGCGGTGCGGGAGCGGGCGGGATACAGAACTTGGACAAGCTGGCGCCCGGCCAGATCCCAGGACAGGGCGGGATACCGAACTTGGACAAGCTGGCGCCCGGCCAGATCCCAGGACAGGCTACGTTGAGCGCAGGCATGACACCCGGCGTGCCAAAAGCGATGGAGATCGGAAAGTATTCCACTGATGCAATGGGCCACGGCGGCGGCATGACAGCTCCGCACAGTCCGTTTGAGATCGGCCAGTACGACAGTGCGCAGGCTCGCGCTCCTGGGGTGGTGCCCCATAACTGGCGCAATGTGTCACACGGCATGGATGCGGATGTGAATCTAGGGTTCGAGTCTGCGGTGGAACACCTAAACGGCGGCACCGCGCCCAGTTTCCAGCCACCGGACCTCTACAGTGCTCTGCAAACACCACCTCCACCCCTTAGCCCGGTGCAGCCTAACTACGGCGTCACGAATCTGAGAGCCCCCACACCACAATACGCATCTCCTCCAGCCCTTAACCAGTCGACTCGGGCTGCCGA